TGGGACGTTTTGTCGAAATGGCGGCACGAACCATGGTGTTCTTCTTGGTCCAACAATGACCACCGCCGCACCTTCGCGCTGTTCGTCGCCTGTGCGATGGAGGATGAATGACGGAGCACAGACTAGGCGCCATCTGCACCCACGGCCAACTGGCCCGCCAGTGCGAGCTGTGCGATAGGGATGCGGAGATTGAGCGGCTGCGCGCCGGTTCTGGCGGATTCCTCCAACCATCCAGGCTCAAGAAAAAGCGCCCCGAGGCCAAAGCCCCGGGGCGTGAAGCTCGCCAACTGGCGAACAGGAGACAACCTATGCAGCGCGGTCCTGCTGGATAACCGAATCCACCTCTGGCGTTTGCGGTGGGCCATCAGCAGCCCATGCGCCAGATCCGCCGACACGAACGGCCAGCCACATCAGCCAGCCGGGCGCCTTGCCCCTCAAGGCTGAGATAGCCTCACGAAACACAGCATCCGCCTGCGCCCTAGTCACCGGCTCGCCGTTCACCGCGTGGGTCGTGTACAGGTAGTCGTGAACAACAGCCGCTTCGTGGGCCTTGTCACCAGCGAGCAGGTACGTGAGCGGCAGGCGCGGCACGCTGGCAAAGTCGGTGACAAACCCAGCCGGGACGGTGACAGTCTTGCCAAGCAAGTCCGACACGTACACCAGCGGCGCCAGAAGACGCCACAGCGCGCGGCCCTGCCTTTCCTCTGTCAGCTTCCTCGCATCCAGCGGGGTAACGAAGTGGCTCATTTCGCAGCCGACGCAGCAGAAGCGGCAGGTTTTGCGCCCGTGGCGATTTGTGCCGATGTGGTCGCGGGCGTGTTGTAACTGGCCTGGAGAACCCAAGCGACATTGAGGCCAGCGCAGCCGGCCAGAAGGACAGCGGAAAGGATCAGAGCGGCTTTCATTGAACGGTGCCTTTCAGGTTTGACGCGATGCGACGAGCCCAGCCGCGTCCGAAGTGGCCCCAAGTGGGGAGGTTGGTCAGGAAGTCCAGCCGCTCGGCCAAGAATTTCACGGCGACGGGAAGACCTGGCGACCTTCCCAGCGCGTCTATAGTGAGCGGCCCCATAACCCCGTCGTCAGCCACGTCTGCCGCTCTCTGTAGCCACATGACCGATTGAGTAACGCCGGAGTTCACCGCCGCATCAAACGCCGCATAGCGAACCTCTAGCGGCAGTTTGTCGGCTTGGATGGCGTCCCAATATCGCTTGCGATAGATGCGCTTGGCCGTTTCGCGTGGCATCGTCTGCATGGGTCCGGTGTATCCCTCTTTGATTGCCACCCGACGAGTAACGCCCCACATGGTTTCTCCGCCAGGGTCGGAAGGATGATTTGAGTATTCACCCTCGTGGCCTAGCAAAATATCAAACGCTTGATCGAAGTTCATCCGCCTACGATCTTGAAGATGCGGCCAACAATGGGACCAGCGATAGACCCCAACGCCGCCGCACCTCCACCTAGTGCCATGAGCACCTTCCACCCGCCCTTTGCTTCTGAAAGCTGGGTTCGCATCTCGGACATCTCTTTGATCAGTGTTTCAAGCATGGTGATCTGCTTGTCCTGATCCCGTCGCAGGGCCTGAACCTCTGCTTGCAGGCGCCCAAATTCTTGCGGGTTGATGTCGTCCGGCATGCTGGCCCTTTCGTGCGAGCTTTTGACAATCAGCTAAACGAGATGCCCAGCGCACCGGCCCCGCCCGTGCGACTGATCTCCACCTTGACCTCAATCGCATGGGCAGCGGTCCCGCCCTCAGTGATGGCGATGCGGAATTGCCCCGCAGTAGGAGACGCCAAGGCAGCAGGAGCGGTAATCGTTACCGCCGCTGCCAAGTTGCTGTTCTGCGTGCCGATGGTCCCGATGGTACTGTTTGCTACCGTCCCATCAGACACAGCGTAGGCCCCGAACGGGACACGGGTTTCGTATCGCAGATCACCCACACCCCGGACGGTGATGTTTCCCGCGAAGGCCACATCAGACGCACCGATGTTGATGTTCACATACCCCGTACCTGAAAGGGTCAGAGAGCCGTTCACGTAGAGAGTGGATTCACCGTTGCCAGAAGTCCCGGCGTGCTGCATCACGCCACGCTCAACGACTGCGGCCGAGGCGATGCGCTTGAAGTATCCAGAGTCAGACAGGATCAGCGTGGAGTCAACAGCAGACCCACCGGCAATCGTCCCGCCGATAGGCCCGGCGTAGGTGTTGGTGTACCCTGACACACACCGCATTCCATAGACTGCATGCCGCTCGTTCGTGGTGTAGTAGAGCGTTGTTCCCGTGGTCTGGTTGCACAGCCCTTCCACCCCGATAGCGACGTTCTCCGCCCCATCGGTGATGTAAAACCCATAGGTGGCGTTTTCGATGTGGATGTTTTGGAACGTGTTCAGCAGGTTGTACGTGACCAGAGAGAACGCGCGAGCGTAGTAACTCGTCCCGTCAATCGGAGAGGCAACCGTGATGTTCTTGAATGAGCAGTTCGAGACGTACTCACCACGAACCCCATATGCCCCGGTAGATCCTGCCTTCGGGATGATGTGCAGGTCTTCAAAGTGCGCCTGGTGGGTGACGTTCGTGAACGACAGGATGTCAAGCCCTGCCGTCGTAAAACCGGAGATGACCAGATCCGACGCGATGCAGTTCTCTTGCCAGCCCCGGCAGGCATAACCAACCGTGGCCACGCCGTTCCCATCAATCCCAAGCCCCTTGATGGCAGTGGAAAACACGAAGTCCGGCGATCCATCCGATCCGGCAACGGAATAGATGATTCCCTTGACCAGCGCCGCAGAGGTGGCCGGCCCCCACTTCACAATGGAGCTACGCGAACCCTCGCCTTGCAGGCTGACGTATTCAGTCTGCACAATCGACTGATTCGTCTTGTAGGTTCCGGCAGGGAAGAACACCACCCCGCCACCACGAGACGCCACCTCGTCAATCGCCGCCTGAATCGCCGGGCCGTCATCCGTTGATCCATCACCCACCGCACCGAAGGGCTCATCGGTCACGCTGACGGTGGTCTGCAGTTTCCGCCCGACCGTGCCCGCCGTGTAGGTTTCGTCTTGGGCAAACCCGACCAGATTGGCCCCGGTACTTGCGGCCAACTGCGCCCGAAGGTTTGCCGTCTCGGCGGGGATGATCGGGTCAATCGTGTATTGGAGCGCCCCGGCCGAGTTGTAAACCAGAAATTTGTACTGGACGGATGAGCTGACCCAAATGGTGCAGGATCCATTGGCGTCAAGCTGGATCGGGTTGGTGTTCAGGATCGACAGCCCCTCGTTCTGCCATGTGGGCGTCGGGGTGGTCGTTCCTGCGATGTAGACCTGAACCGTGCCGCTTGCCAGCGGTGCGCCGGTAGACGGAACGGTGAAGGCCCAGCGGGGATTGACGAGGTTTGCAGCGGCCATTGGGGCTCCAAAATGCAAAAACCCGCCGAAGCGGGTCTAGAATGCGTTGATGTCGTGGATACTGGCTCTGATCCTGCGGCCCTTTGCGGCCCTGATCCTGTTTGGCCTAGTCTGTCTGCCGGCTCGTCTAGCTGTTCAGAAGATGCCGGATACCAAGGTCAAGCGCGTGCTACTTTTGCGCGTTGGCGATGGCTGGGGTGGAAAGCATGGCTCCGGAGGCGCTACGGGAGAGAAGCTCAGCGATGCGATTAGGCGCCTGCTGAGTAACCAGCGTTAGCATCTCAGCCGCTTGAGCGGGGTCTAGAAGTACCTCTGCCAACCGGTTAGACAACTCACGGTTGGCGCGACCATATGCCACATCGGCAACCCTACCGCCAAGATTCCCGATGACTTGAGTCGGGCCAAAATTGCGCAGGAAAGTCGGGACGCCAGCTTCTTCAAGGATGTTTACATAGGCCAGTTTTTGCACGGTGTCAGAGCCCGGGCCGCGTCCCGCCGTCTGCGCGCGGTTGGCACGCTGTAGATCAAGCAGGATGCTTGATAGTTGATTCTGCTGTTGGTTGGTCAGCGTGTTTTCAAGCGTTGCGCCTTGGAATCCGGTGGCGCGCTTGGCGCTGGCATCACTCAACGCCCGAGCAAATGCCTGAGGCTGCACAGATTGCGTCAGAGGGTTCACGGACTTATCCATGACCTCTTTTGCAACGGCCATCTGATTGATCGGCTTGGACATGGCTTCATAAGTCTGCCGGGCGAGTTGATAGCCCGGGCTCATGGCATCCATGCCTTTCAGAAGGTCCGTTTTCAGCCCTGTGAGCGCCTTAGCCATCTCGGCATCGCCTGACCGCTTGGCAGAGCCGATCATGTCGTCTACTGCGGTTTTCAGCCAGTGCATCCCCTGAACCGACGTGGCGTTGTCCATTGACTCGCCGCTGATCTGCGCTAGTTGTTTGGCCCGCTGAATGACCGCATCCGGCACACGTTGAGCAAACGCGGCGATATTTGCCTGCGCTTCTGGCGTCAAGGCTTGCGGAGAGACGCCGGCCTTTCGGGCAGCGCCGTATAGCTGGTTTGCCGTGGCGTCTCGCGCCGCAGTGAAGAACTCACGCCGGCCGCCTTCGCCCGCAAGGTCTTGCAGGAGCTCAAGCCGCGCCGTGTTCTGCGCGCTCATGATGTCGTCAATGGCGTTTGTGACTTGCGGATTCGCCGCAGCGGCAGCACGCGACAGAGAAGAGACGCCAGCGTTATCCGCGACTTGCGCCACAGTCGGCACAGAACCAGGAACCAGCTCGCCCATGATGGTTCTAGGCGTTCCCTGAGAAGGACCAACGAACGGTTGCGCGGCATCCTTGACGCGCTGGGCGACCACCTTTGCATCATTGCCAGCCGCTCTTTGGATCGCCCGCCCGATGATGCGCTTTTGACCTTCCGTGCTGAAAGGCTCTGTCGCAGCGCGCGCCGTACTGATGGCGCGAGTGGCCGCAGGGACAGCAGCTCCAGCGACACCGCCAAGCCCCATGTTCAGGACCGTTTCTAGCGTGCTTTCGGACGGTTGAAGCGCGCCGGTTCCTAGGCCAAGCGCAGCGCCGCCCGCCACTGTGTTCGCGCCCGGCAAAAACGCAGTGGGGACTAGCGCAGCCAGCGTGCCCGTGATGTTCCCGGCAACACCCGCCCCGGTGTTCATCAGCGCCTTGTCTCTCTTTCGCGCCTCGGCAACATCTTGACGGTCGACGGCACCCACCCACTGACCAGCGCCACGCGCTAGATCGGTGATCCCCTTACCGGCACCGGCGAGAAACTTTTCTGTGCCGCTCATGTCCTTCGTCGGATCGAGCCGCGCAGTGTCGTATTCAACCTGCTTGAAGAACTGGCCCGGAGACAGGTCCGGGTAAAACTTGTTCCGGATGGCAATCAAAAACTGATCGTCTGGCATGTCCCCGTACATGGGGAACTTGGACCGGATTTCGGACAGCTTGACCGGCATGGTTACTTACCCCTGATCCCGAGCGGATCGTTATCTTCCGCACCGGCATTGCCCGGGCTTTGCAGTGTCGGCATGCTGCGCAGTCCACCGGGCACTTCTGCGGCCATGCCAGCAATCGCCAGCTCACGATTGCGGCGCTTCTGTTCCAGCACTTCCGGCGTGTCATTCGGCTGCGGGAAGTACTGCTTGTTCGCGTTGGCGAACTCTTCCTGGCTGATGACAGCGCCCGACTCTCGCCGCAGCACGGCGTTGATGAAGTCGCGCATCGCTTGCTCGGCCTTCTGCCCTTCGACGCTAAGCATGGCGTTACCAACTGCGCCAAACGCACCACCCAAGAATGGCACATCACCAGCGCCCATCTTGGCCTGCACGGCGGCCGGGCTGTACTTGCCGGTTAGCTCCGTGAGGATTCGGTGAGACTCGGCCATACGCGAGCCAAACAGATTGGCCTTGGCTTGTGCGTCGGTCAGGCTCTTGTCTGCCGCCTTGCCGCGCAGTTGCTTGCCATCCGGCCCGATGACCGGCTGCACGGCATTCGACCGAGGGTCGGCCAGCACATAGCCGGTAGGCGTCTCCAGAAACTGGCCCTTGGGCTGGTTCTTTTGCAGGTCAAGCTCTTGCTTGCGCAGCCCGAGGTTGCCCTGCGCAACAGCCAGTTGACCGGCTGCATTCTTTTCGGTCGCTTGGTTGTGGCGTCCGGTTTCATCGGCCTTGCGGACTTCAAGGTCATAGCCCTTTTGCTTCCAGACCTGCTCAATCTTTTCTGCCGCGCTCAGTGCTTCTTGCACCTTCTGCGCAACCAGCCCTGGGTCAAACACATCGGGGGCGCGGGACACATCAAGTCCTGCGGCGCGTGCCGTCTCTCTGGCGCGCTCCCAGCTTGGTTGATCCGTGGCCGACCCGAGAATCTGCGCGGTCAGGCCGAGTTTGCTGCGGGCGTTCTCAAGTTGAAACTTCTCCGCTTCGCGCTTTTCCTTCTCCACCTTGGAGTTCGTCTCGGCCAGCTCGCGCGCTTCCTTCAGATGCCCGCCCTTCATCAGTTCGGATACACCACCACCGCCCGCCAGAATCGCCTGCAGGCGGTTTTGCTGTTCCATCGTCCGGCGCTTCAACTGCGCGTCGAACTCGCCCATCTCCTGCTGTTGGACCATTCCCTTGACCTGCAATGCGCGCGCCATTGCGTTCAGCGGGTTTTCGATCTCTACAGGGCGCACGCCCATTGCGATGCTCGGATCAATCGGCATGCTCAATACTCCGGGTTCTCGTAGATCGGAACCGTGTAACCTCGTCCGCCAGTGGGGAACATGCGGTTCATCATCTGGTTGTTTTGGTAGTAGTTCAGACCTTGCCCCACCGAGTTGCTGATCGCATTGGCCCCGCCGACATAACCAGATGCACGAGCATTGCCGGCGCCCATCATGTTCTGCCCAGCTTGGTTGGCGTAGTTCTGCCCGGCTTGCTGCACTTGGCTATTCGCCACCTGACCTAGGCCAGCGATGGAAGCCAGCCGGTTGAAGTTCTGATTGTTCTGCGTGTTCCAGCGGTTCCACGCATTCCCGAATTCCTGCGATGCCTCGCCCTGCCCAAACCGGGTCAGGTCTTTCAGGTATCGCCCCGACCCAAGCCGACCCGCAGCAGCAGCGCCGCGTTGCAGGGCTTGCGTGCCCTGCTGTAGGCGGAACTGATACCCGGGATCCTCCTGATAGTCCTTCTGCATGTCGAAGGGCCGCATGTACTGGTTGTAATTCTCCGATGCGGCGTTACCACCCGATCCGGTGCGGGTCAGCAGGTTGTACAGAGCATTCGCACCACCGACGCGCCACGGCTCTTGATCCTCGCGCGTCTGGTCGTACTGCTCACGCTGTAGCTGCGTAGCATCGCTCGCCGATTGCGCTTGGGCCTTAGACGCGGATCGCGCCGCGCTGGCGCCGATCAGCGCCGATCCGACAGTGGCAACAATTCCGAAGCTCATTCCAAGATCTCCATCTTTCCGGACGCCGCCAACTGTTTGTTGTCAGGCCCACCCAGTAATTCGCTGGCTTTCGATTCCGTCAGTTCCTCCACCAGCGCATCCAGATCGGTGGTGTCCGTTGCGTGGTAGGTCGTCCATACGGTCGTTTCAATCGCATACCCGGCACGCTTGGCGCCAGGCTTGGACACAAACGTATAGGGCGCAGCGATCTCGATCACGCCATCGTCTGTCTGCACGGCGATGCGCCCTGCTGAAATCGTGCTTAAGTGTTCGGTCTTGTGCACAGCCCCGGTCAAGACAACCCCGGCTGGGATCGTCATTTCACGGGCGTACATGCCCGGGACGAAGTAGTGGCGAACAGGGCATTCAACCTGCGGCGCACGCTCAATCTCACGCTCTAGCCGCTCGACCTTTTGCCGATCGGTCAGGGCAACGTCCGTCATGACGTGACGAACCCCGAGATGGTCAGATCAACCGCAGAGTTGGCAGAGCACAGCGCGGATATCTTGTCGCCAGGGTTGAGCACCAGACCGATAGCGCCGGATAGCACCGTGGGCACGTTTAGCTGTGCGTTTTGCTGATACACCACGTTTCTCGCGGATCCGCCGCTAGGGGTAATCGTCAGGGTGACGTTACGAAGCGTCCCGGTCTTGTTCGTGGCTGTGACCTGAGCCAACTGGACATACGTATTCGTTGCCGCCGTGTACAGGTCCGCAGACGAGGTGGTGAGTTCAACGGCTGATAGCAGTCTGGGTGATCTCATGATGCAGCAATGATCAAGCCGCCGACCACGGAAAGATTCGGCGTTGTGGTGGTGTCAATCGTCCCGGTCATCCCAGGGCTACCGGCAGCGATGAAATAGCTGGCGGCGCTGATGTTGTTGATGCCGCCCGTGATGTCGTCCAGCCCCGCCACGGTGATGCTCCGATCCGGGAAGGCATAACTCCTGGCTGCGGTGTTCGTGTTGCTAAGGCCGCTGGTGTACGTGCCGGCCGCGTCTTTGAAGTTGATGGAGTAGCCGGTCAGACCAACGTATCCATTGGCTTGATCTTTCGCCGACGTGCTTTGCTTCAAACTCAACTCATACGCGAGGTCGGGCGGCTGGAACACTTCCGGCCCGGATTCCTCCAGCCCCTGAATTGAGTAGACCGCCTCTGCGTAGTCCCCTTGTTCATAGGACGCATCGGCGAACTGAGCAAAGATCTCCGCCCCGTCTGAATCACGGACCCCCTCGAACTGCGTGAACAGTTTTTGTAGGGCGCGGAAGAACTCAGGCGACATCACCACTCGTCCGTCGGGCTGAACGGTGCCAATCGAGACGCGAGACGGGAAAAGGGAAAGGGCCGAGCGGTCAGTCATCAGCTAATCCCCTCGCTGACGTTCACATACGCCCCGAACACCGCGAATTTCACCGGGTCGGTCATGCTGATTTCCCACACGCGATTTCGACCTGATCCGTTTTGCAGGAAGCGGCACCGAATACCGTATTCTCCAGCCTCTCCAACGGTGGACTGCCGCAGGTTTGACCACGACTGCCCGCCGTCATTGGAGTAGCGCAGCATCATCACGGGAGACTGTCCTTGCCCTGTGGCCGTACCGACGCCGGTTTCCATGTCCACCGTCAAAGGCCCGTAGGTCATCTTGAACCCGTTCGGGCTGTCCATGCATTGAGTCGCACGCAGGTACTTGATGGAGTCTCCGTCGTCCGTGTACACGTCCATGCTCAGTGCGTAGATGGTCCCGTCTTCAAAGTCACCGACCAGGTTTTCCCCGTTGAAATACGCATAGCACTCCGGGCGCCACCGGCCTAGATCACCCGTGTTCGGGTCCATGTACGCCCATTCGGTCCAGTTCTGCGACGACACGTCATAGACCCACGTCTTTGACTCCGTGGGGAAAGTCAGGATGTAGAAGCTGTGGCCCTGCATCTGCAGTGTCATTGACCGCGCGTCATCGATGTAGGCATAGCTCTGGATTTCTCGTTCAATGGCGTGCGTCGAAATCCGCTGCGGGATGTAGCCATTGGCGCGAAAGACCATCCCCGCGCCTTCCTTGCTCTGCCCCAGCCAGAAAACGGTGTTGTCAAGCGTGGCGAGGCTCGCATAGGCAGCGGTGCCGAACTCGATGAAGGTGTTTCCAGACCGTTCAAACGGAAGGTCAGACGATCCGGTCAGCACCCAGATTTCCGCGCTCTGCGACCCGAACAGCATCAACTCCAGATGCGAGGCGATACAGCCGACAGTGTTATCAGGCGAGCCCTCGGCAGAGGCGAAATCCAGCCCGTTCCAATCACTGCCGACGTTCGGCGTTTCGTTGTAGTAGAAGCGGCCCGTACCGTCCCCGGTCACGATGAAGAACCCGCCGATACAGCAACACGACTTCACGCCGTTCGGGAATTCCGGGTCGGTGATCTGCGTCAAGGTTCCGGACGTGGCCAGCCAGCCGCCAACCCCGTCAACGATCAGCGTCTCGGCTCCGTTGGTTGCCATGCCTACAGGACCGGACGATGATCCGATAGTCCCGATGGACGTGGCGTGATAGGCCCCGCCGTAATACGTGACTTCGTACACCGCCGACCCGGACACAACGAACAGCGTGGTGTCCTGCGTCAGCATCCCACGGATAGGGCCAGATCCAACTGTCAGGGCCGCAGTCATCCCCGGCCGGCCATACAGCACCAGCGGCGCGCGCTGGCTCGTCTGGTCCGTTTCCAGATAGACGTTGACCGCGCGCTGGGCGTCTGCCTTGACGCTTCGTGCGGTATAGGCTGGGCCGACAAACGGGATCTTCATCAGAAGTTGTTCGCGTAGATGTTGTAACGCTGCCGATTCGTGATCAGCGCATACGGCATCGACATCACATCATTCGGGTTGTTGATCCGCTTCAACGTCCGCTTGGAAATGTCCGCTATCCGCATGACTGCAGGGGGCGCTACAAGCCCCATTTCAGGCGCGATTTCACAGGCGAAGTTGTAGGCAAAGCACCGCTCATAGCCTGGCGGGAAAGCAAGCGTTGTCGCCAGTGATGCCGGCTGGCTCAATTCCTCCACGCTGATGAAATGCATCTCCAGCGCACTCGTGGGCACGGGGTAGATGTACATCTCGATATCCGGATAGGTCATGTTGATGAACATGACTTGCGGATACGTGGAGGTCGCGGTCTTGAGAGCGATCCCGTCGTACTGCTGCTGGTTGATGAACTGCAGCCCGTAACTGATGTTATTGACCTTGAAGTACGTGGAATCATCCAGAAGAACAGGACGATTGCCGACGAAATCGCCAGTTGGTCCAAGGGTCCGCGAAATCGTGCTGGATGGCCAGGTGAACACCTGATCCTGCGTTGAGTACACCGAAAGCCGTTCGGTGGACCACGAACTCAGCATCGCGTTGAACGCAGCAAGACAGGTCGCAGCGACAGTCCCGGAGGGAGACTCCCCCTCCCCGATGGCGCCGATCAGGCGCAGGGACCGATTGATGACGTCGGATGCTGTAGTCATTGCCGCTTGGTGTACTTGCGTTTGGCGGGCATCTCAACCACGTTTTCGCGGTCTTCTTGCTGCCTTTGCTCGGGTTGGTATTCCTCCCAGCCGTTCGACTTGTCATAGGTAGCCTCCATCTCAGAGAAAGCCACCTTGCTGCCGAACTCCCGGTGTTTCAGGTAGATCACTGGCATACAACCCCCATTCCAACGGCGCAGTCGTCGTAATGACGCCCCGCTAGTCCGCACTCCGGACACACCTCGACAAGCCCAGCGGCAAGCAATGGAGACACTTCCACAATGTCATGCTCTGGGCACTCAATCAGCGCACGCAAAAGGCCGCCTGATCGTTCCTTGAACTGTCCGCACACGCGGAAGAACGGGGCCATCTGCAGGGTCAACATGTACAGATCCGGCGCGGTCAGGTATCGCCGCCCGTTGCACTCCACGACAAAGCGGAAGTCCTGCAGCTCTTTCTCGTCCATGTACGCATGTGACCGCTCACTGAACGATCCTTCGCACCCGTAAAAGGTGAGGTCACGGAACCCCAGCTTTCCGGCGAGGTGGAAGCACGCGGTAACCGACGAGCAAGATGCCCAGATGCCCGTTTCAGCATCGTTGACCGCATCAAAGACGGTGATGTCCGCGTCTTTCAGCGTGTCGAATACATCCGGATGACACCGGGTCGCCAGATAGGCACGTTTGGCACCAGCCACACGCGGCGCCAGAAAGTCGCACGGGTCAAGCGTGACGAGGATTGAATCAATGCCGTGGTCCCTCAGGAAGCCACACGCGCCATTGATCGCCCATACGTCCGCATAACCTCGGATCTCGTCAAGATGCCCAGCAATGGACGGACCGCCGCCGACGATGGCAAGCGGCCGTCCATGCTCGGCCTGTTGTCGAATCTCGGGGAGCCCTCTCTGCTTTGCCAATCGGACCTGTTTCACCAGATCCTCATGACTGACAGGAATCGTCCCCTCGAATTCGATGTTCATCAGCTCGACGCCGTGAACCCGAAAGACGCCACCAGCGCGGAAAGGCTGTTCACCTTCTCGACCAGCGCCGACAGCGACGTGGACGACGTGAAGCCGACCACACCGGACACGCTCAGAGCGTTGATGCTCTGCGTGGCGATGAAGGACTTTCGAGTAGTGGGGGTCGCACCGAGCACGCCAAGCGTGCCGCTGGTGGAACCACCGATGCGAACGGGCTGCGTGCCGGCGCCAACGTTCAGTTGCTCGCCAGTATTGCCATCGCCGACTTGTTCGCCGTCACCGATTGCGGGGAGTGCCATGATTCGTTTCCTTTCAGAACAGGGCCGAGGTAAGGGTCCGATCCGGACGCGACACGAGGACCAGATAGGCTTGACTGGCGGTCGGGGTGATCGGGGTGCCGGTGGCGTTCATGAACGTGAGCGCCAGCGTGTTGGCAGCGGAGACGCGGGCGCCGACGATGCCGAGGCCGGCTTGAGCGGTGGGCTTGTTCACAATGACGTGATCGCCTACGGCAAGTCCGGTAATGGTGAAGGTCTGCTCCGCGCTCGTGTTCGCCGCCACCTCTGCAGGCGACAGCGTGGCAGTTACAAGGAACTGCTTGGGCAGGTTGCCAAGGACGTAAGACATGCTCAGTCCTTAGGCAGTGCGCTCGCCCCACAGACGGCACGCAATCGGCGCTCGGATGGCCGAGTAGCCATAGAGCACGTCGATACGGGTCGGCAGACGGTCGTTGTTGATGTCGTACTGGCGAACGATCCGCAGCGAGATGCCGTTGTGCTGCTTGCGCGCGGCCATGTCCACGCCGTCAGGCATCACCAGATCCGCCGTTGCGAACGTGATGGCGTTCTTGTGGTAGATCAGGTTTTGCGAGTAGCCGTAGGTGGCCGTGCCCAGCATCGTGACGGTGGCGTTCGCTTGCGGGAAAGCGTTGATGGTCGCCAGAGCGTTCGCGCTGGTGTACATCGCCGGGGAAACCGTCAGGGTCGCGGTGGACGAACCCGAGGTGGCCGTGGTCACCACGAACTGCTGGAGTTGACCGGTAGAGCGGCGGGTCTGCGGGTTGACCGCATACACACCATCCACGGTGAACACGTCGCCAGCGTTCCAGGTCTTGGACGAGCCGGTGAACGAGATGCCCAGCGACGTGCTGCCCTGCGTGGAGATGGTGGAGGTCACGGTGATGCCGGTCCCCCAATCGCCGCAGGTGTGCGACGTGATGGACTGCGACCAGTTCACCTCGTCATAGCCGAGCACGCCTTCGCCCATCATGCCGGTGCGGAACTGCTTGCTGATCGTGCCGGTCGGGTTGAAGAAGCCCTTCATCCCTTCCACAAGGCCAGCGTTCGCAGCCGGGTTCACCGTCGCGTACACCTCGCCCGTGGGAACCGCCATGTTCTGCAGCTTTTCCTTGCCTTGCAGCAGGACGTAGCTGGTCGCAGGGGTGGTGCCGGGAGAGCCGACGGATTGGTAGATGCTGGAGTAGACGTTGGCCACGTCCGCATCGACAGAGGACGCGAGCTGCGAGATACGCGGCTTGAGCACACGATCCGCGAAGTCGTCCAGTTGCATGGTCAGCTCGGCGGTCGTGAAGTTCACGCCGATGTGCTTCTGGCTGGAGACGGTGAGGGTGGTGTACTGCTCGTTGTCATCCTGCACTTGCAGGGCGGCGCCGTCAGTCACCAGCGCGCGGTCCGGCAGGCGGATGCGCAGCGTGGTGCCGATCTTGGCACCGTTGACGGCGAAAGAATCGTCGTACTGACGATTCACGTTGCGGGTGATGACCAGGCTGTTTTCCAGCACTTGAAGTGCCTTCAGCGTGATCATATCGATAGTGAGCAAAGAATTGCTCATGGCGATTTCCTTTCAGGGTGTCAGATGCCCAGCCGCTTGCGCATGCGTTCGTTCTCTCGGCGCATCCATTCCTCCGTAGACAGCTCTTTTGCTGCCCTCGGGTCGGTGGTGTCCAAGATCGGATTGCGTGCGTTCGGCTTCCGAACAGGTGTGATCGGCTCGGGCGCGGAGGTTTGTTTGCGGGGAGCCTCGGCCAGCTTGGCTTCGATCTTCCCGAGTTCGGCGGCGTGTCGGGACGTGGGAAGGCGGGCAATGCGCTCGATGTCGTCAGGGTTCGCGGCCATGTAGCGCATCAGCGCAGGCGCGTCGTCCGAATCCATCATGGCCTCTACCATCGGCTTGCTGATCGGAAGTTCATCGAACACGTCCCGGTCAAACTGCGGGTCCTTGGCGGCCTCCGCATACATCTTCTCGGTGCGTTCGTAGATCTTCTGAGCCTCTTGCTTCTGGCGTTCCTGCGCGGCCTTCTTCTCGCGCTGCTCCAGCTTCCAATCCGTCAACCGCTCCAGATAGTCGTCGTCCGCCTCGCCTTGTCGGCGCTCGGGCTTCGCATCGGGTTCTGGTTGCTTCGGGGCTGGCTGCGCAAGCTCTTGGAACTCGCGTAGGGCTTGCTGGCGGGCCTTCCGTTCAGCTTTGGCAAGCCGTTTTTGAAGGATCTCGTCAAGCTCCTTTTGAGTGAACTTGCGTTCTTCCTTCTGTTCCGGACTCTCGTTGCCCTCGGCGCCGTCCGTCTGCTCCGGGGGGGTCGTCGCGTCTACCTGCGTGACTTCAGGGATCGGCGCGGCTGCGCCTGCTTCCAACTCGGGAGGCATCGTTTCTTCCTTGGGGGAACCCTAGTGCGCCTAGGTGCGGCCTTGCGGCAGTTAAGCGGGCAAAGAAAAACCGCCCGGAGGCGGCTCTTGTTGCATATCAGGTGGCATATCCGGTGGCATGTCCGGAGGGATGGGAACCTCCAGATGCGGGCCTGGCGGCTCTGCCTCCAGCTCCGGCGTGCCGGTCTGCATGAGCCCTTGGATGGTCTGTAGCACCAGCATCTGCACTTGTTCGGGCGTGATCGCGGGCGCCAACTCCTTCATCCGTTCGGTCTGCGCCTTGTATTCCTCGATCATGGCGCGGAAGTCCTCGCGGTCTTGCTCGCGGAACTCGGCGCTTTGGGCCATTTCTTCCATCGCCTGCGCCATCTGCTCAAGCTGCTGGCCCATCTGCTGAATCTGCTGCTTCGCAGCGGCCATTTCCGGCGACTCGTCATCCGGGCTTTCCAGAAGATCCGGAGGAAGCATCTTCTTGAGCACGCGGGCGAACTCCTGCGCGTCGGGGAAGTCCATATTCTTCACCGCGAAGTACCGCATCACGAGCGCGACGGTCGGGTCGCTTGCGCCCTGGGCAAGCTCCACCATCATCTGCGCGTTCTCCTGGCGCTTCGTCATGTAAGACGGACCAGTCGTGACGCACACATCGTACTTGCCAACGGACGGGTTGTAGATCTTCTGGATCACCGCGCCCGTGGCTTCGTCCTTCACCTTCATCACCGGCACATCCAGCGACGGATCAATCTGCACCATGTCAGACTCACCGTCCAACCCGATGATTCGGGCAATGCGTCGGGTATCGTAGATCTTCGGGATCAAATCCACGATCTGCCGGGTGCGGTATCTCACCGCCCGGGCGTAGTTGTCCACGTAGTGATACGTGCCCGTATCCGTTTGCTTTTCACGGGCGAGAATTGCGCGGCCTGACTTCTCGTTGGCCTCTGCGCCTAGTGATGCATCGTACTGACCCGTGGTGCTCTTGATGTCATCAGATGCCCCCAGCTTGGCCTGCAACAGACCAGACGACGCCATCGGGGGCGCGGATCGTTGAGGCAGCGGCAGCGGCCGGCCTTCTTGGTCCGTCGCGTCGGAGTTGACCTCAAGATACGGCCAGTTGTACAGGTTCGCCGTCTTCCATTGGGCTTCGTAGCCCTCGAACTGACCCCCGTAGCCAATGAACGGAGCCTTAGGAGCCAGCGCCAGCATCTCGGCCTCTTGGCTGCTCCAGTAGTTGTACATGCGCTGCGCGTCCTTTGCGTTGCGCACGATGCCGGAGACATACATCCGGCCGTCAACCTCCACTTCGTTACCAACCACGCGAATGACCGGAATCCACTTCCCGGGCCAGACCTTTTCCTCTAGCGCCTCGGCCCCGTTGGTCTTCATCCACCGAATGATGCGTTTTTGCACTTGGCGGGTCTTGACGGGCTTGTCCTGTCGCTTCGCCTCATCCGCAAAGGCGGTTTCACCATCCGCGTACAGGTTCAGGGTCTTGGTTTCGTAGTCAACCCAAAAGTATTCAGCAATCCGAACCGTCTTTTCGTCCAGCCAAGCCGAGATGCTTTGATCGCCCGTTCCCTGATCCTGCAGGGTGGACACAGGCGTGGCGTTCGGGTACTCCCGCTCGTACTGATCCCTCGGGATTTCCTCGCAGATGAAACACCACTCAGCATCCGCCCCGCACGGGTCTTGAATGAGCGGGTCCATGTAGACCGAAAAGCTGTTTCGGATGCGCCCGATGCGGATGTCTTGATCGAAAGTGTCGTCGTCGCAGTACTCGGTATAGAGGCGGAAGTACCCCTCGCCATACGTCACCTGATTCTCGCAGGCCGTATCGTCGGCTACGTCAGCATCGGAGATGTACTCAATGTGGCGCACGATTCCATCGAAGATCTCCGCGACCTCCACATCTGCCTTGTCGTCCACCGGGATCACCTTGCCTGCGGGCCGGTTCTGCCGCATGTCGTTGGTGATCTGCCGGATGTGCTGCGGCAGCTTGTTGATGGTCAGGCACGGGCGCGCGTTGATCGCCTGACCTTGGACGGAGTTGCGGGTAGACAGGACATCGGACGGCCATTGCCACTGATTGTCCGGGGACGCAGCCGCAAAGCGCAGATCATCCAGCTCGCTGTCGCGGCTTTCTGAGTACGCAGACATCGCCGTTTGCAGGCGGTGCCGCATCTGCGCGAACTTGTCCTTTTCAGGCATTCACCACCCCGACCACATCACCTTCAAAGATGATGATGTTGCCCTCTGCGCCGTCGTAGTCGTGCTGCGGGCTGAACAGGATCTTGTCCCCTGGGCTCACCCCAACAGGCTTGAGCGCGCCAGTCTTCGGGTCACGCTTGCCAGGGCCAACGGCCAGCACCTCGCCGTATTCGTTGCGTTCCTCCACCGGCACATGGATGACCATGGAAAGAGGCCGCTTGATCGGCTTCACGACGATGCAGTCACGCAGGGGTCTTAGCATTCTTGTCCTTACGGATTACCTTGATCTTCGGCCAGCGCGGCTTGTAGCGCAGCCAATCGGAGTGAATCGGGAAGTAGCGAACCGGGTACTGCGACCGGACTGCGTAGCCAACGGGCGTCAGCAGCTTTTGCATGGCTTCGTCAACGGTCATTTCTTGGCCTCTTGCAGCCTGCGCCGCATCTCGGCCTCATACCGCTGCCGATCACCTGGCGGTGGCGGCTTGGTCCCGTGAAACAGCATCTGCCAGCCGGAATAAGTGATCCACCCGGCTTTGATCATCTCGTCCAGATTCATGCGCCCATCCAAGATGCAGGCCCGGGCCGGAACATGGCGCGCGGTCCTTTGTTTTCCGCCTGCTTCTTCGCAGGCTTGGTCATTCCCGGGAACAGCTCAGACAGCGCCCAAATGAGCGCATCGGCTCGGTTCGGGCTTCCCTGCCCGGTGTAGCCCACGGTGGAGAAGGCGCAAAGCTCATCCTCCAGCCGCGAGAAAAACCCTGCGTGTCTGACCTTCCCCTGTTCGTACAGGGCGGAGAAAGGCTCGGCCCTGACATGCTTTCCGCGACTGGCGGTCACTAGCTTGACCATCGTGCGCGGCCTGGCCGTCTGGATGGTGTGCCTGACCATCGCCCCGCCGAAGTTCGTTTCCGCCACGATGCAATCTGCCTCGTGCCGCTCAAACGCACTCGTTGCGATCTTTGCCCACGTCGCAGGGCCAGCCTTGACGGTGCAGTCCTCCAGAACGTAGGCGTTGCCGTCAACCCCGAGCCCAGCGACCACGATGCCAATCTCGTCGTTCTCGGCGTTGTCTTCCTCGTCCGATCCAGACGGGTCAACAGCGACCACCACCCTGACCATCTGCGGCAACTCGCCATCGCTGCGCCAGCGGTCAATGTCCTGCTCTTGGAACAGCGCGTTCGGGTTAGCGTCTGCCCACTCACCTAGCAGGAATCGCCGTTGAAGACGCTGCGAAAGGCTTTTCAGCGTGGACAGATAACCTTCGCTGATGTTCTCCACGTTGTCTTGCGGGTTGATCCGGAAACTGGCGTAGTCGTCGCCGTTTGGCAGACTGGCCCGCGTCTCGGGATCGACCTTCTCCACGAACAACCGATAGGACCAATGACCCTTGTTCGGCGGGTTGCAGTCGTAATACATGCGCGGCTTCAACAGCGTCACGCGGTCAGAGACTTTCTGGTCTACCCGCTGGGCCAGGCGGGTGACCGCCATGTTTCGGCTCTCAAGGCTGATCTGCGAGCACTCGTTCAGGTAGATCGTCGCGTACTCCTGGCCTAGGATCTTCTCTGTCCGCTCTTTGTCGTCCAGTCCGCCAAACCAGATCTGTGAGCCGTTCTCGAACTCAGCGAACCAATCCGTCTTGTTCAGCGTGTACTTCACCCCCGGAAACGCCACGCTCATCACCTTCGGGAACGTGTCATAGATCACCGAGGCTTTCACGGCGTTGAACCGGAATCGCATGATCGCGTGCCGGCTCTTCGGCGCCTTCAAAGCCCGCATCACCGTGTTCCTGACCAGCAGAAACGTCTTTCCGCTTCTCGACCCGCCAAAAAGCATGTTGTGGGTCGCGCTGCCTGCTAGTACCTGCTGCGCTTCCTCTTGCCTGGCTGTGAGCTTCACAGGCGTTCGTCTGTCGAACTGGCTTGGATGACGATGGGGCCACCGTTGGCGCCGGTCACTTGCATCGGCAGCACTTTGCCGACCAGCGACAGAAAGGCCGCAGCGGTCTT